GAATATGCCGTTTGAAAGTATTTATTTTGAATACGAAAGCGGACATATTATTTCACAAGGAGGATTTAAAGAACTTCCTTACGTTGTACCAAGATATTTAAAAGGTTCATCAGAGATATACGGCAGATCTCCTGGAATGAATGCTTTACCTGATGTTAAAGTTTTAAACAAAATGGTTGAAGTATCATTAAAGGCTGCAGCTAAGATGGTTGATCCACCATTATTAGTTCCTGATGACAGTATGATTTTGCCTGTTCGTACAGCTCCAGGCTCATTAAATTATTATCGATCAGGCTCACGAGATAAAATTGAACCATTACAAATAGGTGCAAACTCTCCACTTGGAATTAATTTAGAAAACCAAAGAAGAGATGCGATTGCAAAAACTTTTTATGTAGATCAATTAATGATGTCTAGTTCTAATCGTTCTATGACAGCCACAGAAGTTACGGCTCGTAATGAAGAACGAATGAGAATTCTAGGACCAGCATTATCAAGATTACAAAACGAATTATTGCAGCCAATGATTATTCGAGTGTTTAATATTATGTTAAGAAATAATTTATTTGTTCAAGCTCCACAAATGCTTGCAGGTCAAGAAGTGGATATTGAATATGTATCACCAATGGCGATTGCACAAAGATCCCAAGAACTACAATCGATTATGAGAGGACTAGAAGTATTTGGCTCTATTAGCCAAGTATCTCCTGTAACAGATTATATTGATGAAAACGGTCTAGTTAAAACCATTATCAATGTTTTAGGATTACCTGCGAAGATGATTAGATCAGATGCGCAAGTAAGACAAAAAAGAGAGCAACAAGCACAACAACAACAAATGCAGATGCAAATGCAACAAGAACTCGCTGGTAGCGAAATTGCAAGAAATTCTGCACCAATGGTGAAAGCTCTCAATGGAACACAACAACAACCACAATAAAAAATTTCTCGAACTTGTTGCTGATTACAAAATTGTATTCGGTAGCGATGAAGGAAAACGAGTTTTAAGCGATCTCGAAAAAAGATGCCACGAGTTTGCGACTACTCATCAAAAAGGTGATAGTCACGAAACAGCCTACTTAGAAGGTCAACGCTCTGTGCTTATCTTTATTAAAAACGCTCTTAAACAAACTAACAGTTAAATAAATGGAAAATCAGACAACTGCTCCTGTAGCAACAGGACAATCTGATGTTCAACAAAATGTTGCTTCATCAGTACAAGCGCCAACAACTTTAGCGCAACCTGTATCTACACAGGCTAAACAGGAAAATAAAATAGATTTTAAAACTTTAATTCCTGAAAGTTATAAAGAAGAAAAATCATTACAAAATTTTAACGATATGGAAAGTTTTGTAAAAAGTTATCTGCACGCACAAAAATTAGTAGGAATGGATAAAATTCCTGTACCAAATAAATATGCAACAGATGAAGATTGGCAAGCCGTATTTAAAAAATTAGGTGCGCCAGAAACTCCAGATCAATATAAATATTCTTTTAAAGATGAGGAAGTTGATCCAAGTCAGTTAAAGGAATTTAATCAAGCTGCACATAAATTAGGATTACTTCCTAAACAAGCAGAAGGATTAATAAAATTTTATAATGAGCTTAATCAAAATTCTGTACAGCAACAAGAAGCACAAGCTGCAACTGTTAGACAAGAAGCAGAATTAAGTTTAAAAAAAGAATTTGGACCAGAGTTTAATAAAAGACTTGACCAAGCTAAAAGACTTGCAAGTTCAACTTTAGGTGCTGAATTTTTAAATAATACAATTTTACAAGATGGCTCCAGACTTGGTGATAATGTTTTATTAGTAAAAGCATTTTCACAACTTGCAGACAAATTATCTGAAGATGAGATTGTCAAAGGTGAAGGTTCTGGCTATCAAACCGCAACTGAAATCCAAAGAGAAATAGATGCTCTTATGGAAGAAGGTTCTCCATATTGGACAAGCGGTCATCCTAACCACAAAAGAGCTGTTGAAGAAGTTTATAAACTTAGACAGTTATTAAATGGTTGATAAAGAAATTCTAACCGAAAACGAAATACGCCTGGAATGCTTGCGTCTAGCTGTTGAATTCGCATCTGAAAATGTGAAGCTAGATCCAATTCCTGTGGCACAAACATATTTCGATTGGGTAATGAAAAAAAATTCTGTTGAGAAAATCCGCAAGGATCTCAAAGATAAACGATGAAGTGTAATCGCTAAATACACAGGCAAGATCCAGATCTTCTGGAAAATCGAACCGACTAATCAAAACTTAAACTAACAATAAGGAGATTGACAATATGTCAAACCAAATAACTACAGCTTTTGTACAGCAGTATTCAAACAATGTACAAATGTTGTCACAACAAAAAGGTTCGCTTCTTAGAGGTACTGTGAGAGTTGAAAGCGTTGTAGGAAAAAATGCTTTCTTTGACCAAGTTGGTAGCGTAGCTGCCGTGTTAAGAACAACACGACACGCTGAAACGCCTCAGCTGGACACTCCACATTCACGAAGAAGAGTATCTTTGGCTGATTATGAGTTTGCTGATCTTATCGACAATCAAGATAAGTTAAGAACTCTAATTGATCCAACATCATCTTATGCTTTAGCTGCAGCTTATGCTTTAGGCAGAGCGCAAGACGATGTAATTATAAGCGCTGCAACAGGAACAGCATTCACAGGCGAAACAGGTAGCACATCTACTTCTTTCACAGCTGGTAATGCAATTACTGAAGCATCAACAGGCGGATTAACATTAACAAAATTAAGAAATGCGAAAAAAATTCTTGATAGTGGTGATGTAGATCCTTCAATTCCAAGAAATATAATTGTTGGTCCACAACAAGTTATCGATTTACTTGGAGATACAAACGTTACAAGTTCTGACTACAATACAGTTAAAGCTCTTGTGAATGGTGAATTAAATACATTCATGGGTTTCAACTTTATTATGTCGAACAGACTTTCTAAATCTGGCAATTTAAGAAAAGCGCTTGTGTACACACAAGACGCAATTCTTATGGCAGTTGGACAAGACATTATGACTAGAATTGATGAGCGATCAGATCGTGGTTACTCAACACAAGTTTATGTATGTCAATCCATCGGCGCAACTAGAATGGAAGAAGCTAAAGTTGTATCAATCGAATGTTACGAAGCATAGGAGGAATAAAATATGGCAACAGTATATTCAGTTCAAAAAACTAAATGGAGTCAGAATGTTCCTTCAGAAAACATCAAAACTAATGAACAAAGCGGCAAAGTAAGAATTGCTTTCGCAGAATACGAAGCAAGCTCACTTGCAATCGCTGACGTTATTCAGTTCTTTAACCTACCAAACGGTGCAAGAATTCTTGACGGTTACTTAGCTAATGATGCTTTAGGATCTTCGACTACATTATCAGTTGGATATGGCGCACATACTAACGCAGCAGGAACAGCAGTAAGTGCTTCTGCAGCTTCTTATTTAGCAGCCACTTCAACTTCATCAGCAGCAAGAACAGACATAGCAGCGACAATCGCTCTAGGTTCTGGATCAGTTGTTGATGCAAACAAAGACGGATTACCGATCACAGCAACACTTGCTGGTGCAGCGGCATCTGGAACGATCTATTTAACAATTAGATACGTTGTTGACTAATTCATAGTCAAAATGGGGGAGGCGTAAATTGCCTCCTCCGACAATCAAAAAATTATGTTTCAATTTTATACGCTGGTGAGCGTAATCTGTTCACCATTATTAACAGAATGTTTGAATGTAAATCATCAAACAGAATTTAAAAATTTACAAGACTGCGAACGAGCAGCACAAAGAATTAATTTAAAAATTACTAGACCAGGAACAACAATTAAAAATTATTGTAAGGAAAAAAAATTATGGCAAGTGTAGTAGAAATAGTTAACTCAGCATTAAATTTACTTGGCGCATCTACAATAACAGCTCTTACCGATGATAGTAAGAATGCAAGAATTTGTAATCAAAGATATGAGCCAATAAGAAATAGAATATTTAGATCACATCCTTGGAACTGTTTATTAAAAAGAGTTCAGCTTGCACAAGATACAACGGCTCCTGTGGTTGAATATGCTTATGCTTATACTTTGCCTTCAGACTGTTTGAGAGTTTTAAAATTACATACAGGCGCACTTGATAGCATTGAAGCTGATATTAAATATAATATTGAAGGTAGAAAATTAGTAACTGACGAAGCAACTGTTTATATTCTTTATGTTGCTTTAATTACCGATCCAAATCAGTACGATACTTATTTACAAGAAGCTCTTGCTGCGCAGCTTGCAGCCGATATTGCTTACGGTATTACCAACAATGCAACGCTTGCAAAATATTATCAAGAACAAGCTGATGAAAGATTAAGAGAAGCAAGATTTATTGATGCAACAGAAAATAGTATTAGCTCACTTGAAAGTAATGAATTCACAGATGCGAGGCTATAAATGGCTCGTACAACATTAGCGCTTACTTCTTTTGTATCTGGTGAGCTTGGCTCTAAACTAGATGGCAGAACTGATTTTGATAAATATAGAACAGGCTGCAAAACTTTAGAAAACTTTTTAGTTCATCCACAAGGAGCAGCTACTAGAAGAGTAGGCACTCAATTTATTAGTGAAGTTAAAACTTCTGCTAATAAAACAAGATTAATACCGTTTGAGTTTTCAACAACACAAACTTATATTTTAGAATTTGGTAATCAGTACATTCGTTTTTATAAAGATAAAGGTCAAATTTTATCAGGCGGATCTGCTTATGAAATAGCTTCGCCTTATTTAACAGCAGAATTATTTGAGATTAAATTCGCACAATCGGCAGACGTTTTATATATTTGTCATCCAAATCATGCGGTAAGAAAATTATCAAGAACAGGACATACTTCCTGGACACTAGAAGAATTACTTTTTACTTACGGTCCATTTTTAGATGATAATACTGAAACAACTACTTTAAGTTCAAGTGCGATCTCAGGTAATTCAGTAACTATTACTGCATCAGCTATAACAGGAATAAATAATAATACAGGCTTTCAAACAACGGATGTTGGTAGATTAGTTAGTATTGGTTATGGACTAGGTTATGCAGAAATAACTGCACGAACTTCCACAACCGTTGTCACAGCAGATATACTTGAAACATTGGCACCGAAAGTTAATCCATCTAAACTTTCAAAAGAAATTTCATCATCTGATACAACAATTGTTGTAGATAAAATTGATGATTATGCTGCAACAGGCACAATTAGAATTGATGATGAATTAATTACTTACACAGGCAAAGATGCAGCCACAAGAAGTTTTACAGGTTGCACTAGAGGAACCAGCTCAACCACAGCTGTAACACACAGAACTTTAGCTTTTGTTTATAGCACAGAAAATATTGCAACGACTAAATGGAAACTTGGAGCCTTCTCTAATTTTTCAGGTCATCCTGCTTGCGTATCTTTTTTTGAACAACGATTAGTTTTTGCTGGTACGAATACAGAACCACAAACAATTTATTTTTCAAAATCTGGCGATTATGAAAACTTTGCAACAGGAACTTTAGCGGATGATGCGATGATTTATACAATCGCTTCTAATCAGGTAAATAGAGTTAGATATTTAAAAGCACAGAGAACATTAATTATAGGAACCACAGGCGGAGAATTTACAGTCACAGCAGATGGAACAGACGCTGCAGTTACACCGACAAACTTAACAATTAAAAAACAAAGTTCATTTGGAACTGCTGATGTAGATGCTTTACCTGTTGGTAATGCAGTTATCTTTTTACAAAAAGCAAAAAGAAAATTTAGAGAGTTAGCGTACAATTTCGATTCTGATGGTTATGTCGCACCAGACTTAACAATCTTAAATGATGCTGTAACTGATAGTGGAATAAATGAATTTACTTATCAGCAAGAGCCTTCAAGTATTTTGTGGGCTGTTCGAGATGACGGAATTTTAATTGGTCTTACTTACCAAAGATCTGAGAATGTAGTTGCTTGGCATAAACATAAATTAGGTGGTTCTTTTGGAACTAATCAATTTGGTATTGTTGAAAGTATTGCATCTATTTCAGGAACTTTAGATGAAGATGAATTGTGGGTAATTGTAAAACGCACAATTAATGGATCTACTAAAAGATATATTGAATGTTTTTCTGATTTTGATTTTGATGAAACTAACTCAACAGACTTTAAATTTTTAGATAGCTTTTTAACTTATTCAGGACCATCTACTACTTTAAATGGTACGATTTCAAGTTCAGCAACTTCTATTGTATTAACGGATGCTAGTTCATTTACTGCGACAGGAACAATCTTAATTGATAACGAACGTATTTCTTATACAGGTAAATCCACTAATACTTTAACAGGCTGCACAAGAGGATTTAATAGTACCGCTGCAGCAACACACACAACAGGCGCAACTGTAAAACAAGTTGTTAATTCATTTTCAGGATTATCACATCTTGAAGCTCAATCAGTTGGCATCCTGGCGGATGGATCAACACACGCTAATAAAACTGTTTCATCAGGTGCAATAACTTTAGATCGATATGTTAATAAAGCAGCTGTTGGTTTAAATTATTCAAGTGTACTTCAAACAATGAGAATTGAAGGCGGAGCTGAAGAAGGAACTTCACAAGGAAAGACTAAAAGAATTTCAAAAGTTGTTCTTAGATTATTTGAAACCGTTGGAGTTAGAGTTGGACCAGATTTAAACAATTTAGAAACCATACCTTTTAGAAGTTCATCAGATCCAATGGACACTCCTGTTTCAACTTTTCTAGCAGGTGATAAAGAAATAGAATTTAGAGATGATTACAATACCGATGGATTTATTTTTGTAAAACAAGAACAAGCATTACCTTGTTCGGTTCTTGCAATTTATCCAACGGTTGTTACATCGGATGGTTAATTATAAAGTTATTCCGTATCGTTCTACACATGGAACGGAAATTATAAATTATGGAATGAATGATCCATTAATGGATCAGGATGCAGAAAATTACGAAAACAGAATTGATATTGCTGCACCAGGACTATCATTTACTTTACTAGCTGATGAGCAGCCAATTGTTTCAGGTGGAATTTATCCGCTCTGGCAAGGCTGTGCTGAAGGCTGGGTATTATCAAGTAAAGAAATATTTAAACATAAAATTAGAGCTGCCATTCTTGTTAAACATAGAATGGATATGCTTTGTATTAACAATAAAATTTGGAGATTACAGACAGCAGTAAAAGAAGATTTTAAACTTGGAATACGTTTTGCAAAATGGCTTGGACTTCAAGAAGAAGGAGTAATGGTGCAATACGGACCAGATAAAACTAACTACTACCGCATGGCTAAAATATATAAAATATGAGTTTTTTAGGAAATATCGCAGCAGCTGAAAGCGCAAAGGCAATTGGTAATTATAATAATAAAGTTTATCAACAACAAGCAGCACTTAAAGAAAAACAAAAAGAACAAAGACGACAAATATTTAATGCAGTTACAAGACCACAAGTTGTTAGAAAACAAGAAACTCAATATTCACAATTTTTAGTTAATGTTTTTAAATCAGGTGCAGAATTTAGACCTGGCACTACTCCTTATTTAGTTGGTTTAGAAAACAAAAATATTGATGCCTTTAATATTGCAACAGCAGAATTTAATGCAATTACTGAAAGTGAAAATATACAAAACGAAGCGATCATGCTGCGTTCACAAGGAGAAGGTGAATTGTATAAAGCTAATCTTACAGCACGAAGTCAATATATTGCAGCCGTTGGTAGTTTATTAAGCGATGCTAATATGGCTTACGGTGCTTACGACAGATATTCAACAAGAGCAAAAACAACACAATCTTAATTATGGCTATTCTTAAAATTTCAGAAGTAATCACGCAGCCTGAAGGATTAAAGGTTCCGCAGTCATCATCTTTAACTTTACCTTTGTCACTTGCAACTGAGCAAGCAACAGGAATTGGTAATATTGGAAAACAATTAGTTAAGATTTACGAAGATCAAAAAGATAAAGAAGATAACAGCACTTACTTAGATATTATAACTAAAATATCTCCAGAGCTTTCAACAATCTATTCTGCAGCATCTAATGAAACAAACGTATTAAAAGGTGCGCAAATATTTAGAGATGCAATTAAAGAAAAAGATTTTTTATCTCAATATCCAGACATTAGTCGTAATGCCAAAGATAAAATTAATACTTGGCTTGTTAAACAACAAATAGAATTACTACCAAAACTTTCATCAAAGATTACAGAAAACAGTATTAAAAAAACTGAAGTAACAAATGAAAATTATTTAACTCAATTAAATATAAAACGATCAACCGTTACTAATCCTTATGAAGCTGCATTAGGTGATGCTGAATTTAATAAAACTATTAACGATCCAGAATTTAAAAATATTTATGATGCAAAGGAATACGATAAAAT